GTATTGGTAAAGGAGATGTTGTTTATTATGTTGGTTCAGAACAAGGAGAATTTCCAGCCCTGTGTCAGATGTGGGGTGCAGAAGTTGTTTTGTTTGAACCAAACCCTAAAGTATGGTCACATCTTCCATTAACTTGGACATCTAATAACTTAGAACTTCCAATGGCTTGTATTCCTGGATTTGCTTCTAATAAAATAAACAACCTTGCACGTGTCTATTTTAATCAATGGCCCCCAGAAGTTAATAATGAAATTAAAGCAGCGCATGGATTTAAAGAATTATATCTTGAAGGAGATACTTATGGCCAGATTACAATAGACTCTTGCGTTTATGATCATAAGATTAAACCACCTACCGTCATTTCCTTGGACGTAGAGGGTAGCGAATGGAGGGTCTTAGAAGGGGCTGAGAAGGCACTTAGAGAGCATAAACCAAAGATTTGGCTATCTGGACACCCAGAGTTTATGCTACAACAATGGAATGAATCTTTATATAATCTTAGACAATGGATAAAGGGGTTGGGGTATAAAGAAACTCTTTTAGATTATCAGCATGAGGTACATTTGTTTTATGAATAATTTAATATTTTGTGCACATGTAGATGATGCAATTTTTTCATTAGGTGATTATATTATTGATAGCAATGATAGTTTTGCAATTGCAACTGCCTTTGCTGGCATACCAACAGATCCTTCTGGGTATAAAAAACACACTATATTAAGACAAGAACATAATGAAGCCTGCTCAATGATAAATGCTAAAGTGATTAATGGAGATTTACTAGACGATGTTTATGGAAAACAAAACGAAAATGATTTAATAGATTGGATAAAATCTATAATTGTAAACTTTGACAACATCTATATTCCTCTTGGAGTTCATCACCCAGATCACATTTTTTTATCAGACACCTTGCTTAACTTAATAAAATATTTTGATAAAACATATTTTCTTTATGCTGAGTTGCCATATAGATTTTCATATCCAGAGTTATACAAAATAAGATTAAAGCAAGTTGAATTAAATAATAATTTAGAAAATATTAACACTAACTTTACAAAAAACAAAACAAATATAATAAAACAATATAATTCGCAGATAGCCTACGTAAATAATACATCAATCATAGATGAAGAAGTAGTTAAAAATCTTATTACAGAAGAAAAATTATGGAAGGTTTTAACATGATTAACGCATATCTTTATTCAGTAAAAGAAGAAGATTGTGCTGCTGATAAATGGGATTACGGCTTATTAAAACAATTTTTTAATAAAAACAAGATTAAACCAGACAGAGTAACAACTTTGCCCAATGTAGATAGAGCCTTTGTTGTTATTCCTGGACCACAAAATGTAGATTTTGAAGATCAAATATCTGAAGAGTTAAGTAAGATAGGCAGGGTAGTTTTATTTATTACTGGAGATGAAAGTGCTACATTTAAAGTTGATAAGATAAGGCATGATAATATTGAAATTTGGATTCAATACCCGCACAGAAAACATTCACAATATAATAAATTGGCGTTAGGCGTTCCACAACATCTATCAAATAATTTGCCACAGTATCAAGATAAATCATATGATGTATTTTTTTCAGGACAGATAACACATCAAAGAAGACAAGAACTTGCAACTGTTATGCCTGAAATGCCAAATTCTTTTTATAATCCAACTACTGGGTTTGCGGAAGGACTAAGTCCAAAACGATATTACGATAAAATGTTTTTATCAAAGATTGTTCCTTGCCCTAGCGGGGCAATGGTTATTGATTCATTTAGATTTTATGAAGCAATTGAAATGCTTTGCTTACCAGTAGGAGATAAGTTAGATTCAAAAATGCAACGTACAGATTTTTTTAATTTTTTATTTCAAGGTGAGCATTCAATCAAAACTGTTGAAAATTGGCAAAACCTACCTGATTTATTACCTGAACTATTAAACAATTATACATTTGAAATGCACCAAGTAGTTTGTTGGTGGATTAAATATAAAAGAGATTTGTTTAATGAATTAATGAGGCAAGTAAATGCATAAAAGAGATATAACAATTGTCATGGCTACCTCTGTAATTACAGATCACCCAAGCACAAAAATGATAGATCAAACCATTAATGATATTCGTGTCCATTTTCCAGACAACGAAATTATTATGCAAATAGATGGCCTTAGAAAAGAACAAGAAAATCGTAAAAAAGATTACGATGAATATAAAAATCGCATTTTGTGGAAGTGTTTACATGAAGATAAAAACATATTACCTTTTATATTTAAAGAGCATAGTCATCAAACCAACATGATGCGTCAAACAATCACTGAAATTAAAACACCCCTATTACTTTATATTGAAGGTGATGCTCCTTTGACTCCAGACATGCCAATAGATTGGGATAAGTGCTTGGATATGTTTGAATACAATAAGGCAAACACTATTCGTTTTCATTATGAATCCTTTATTCCAAAAGATCACGAACACCTTATGTTCGGATTAGAAGATGGCTTTATGAAAACCATACAATGGAGTCAGCGACCACACTTAAGTAGAAAAAAATATTACAAAGACATTGTACTTCCAAGATGTAAGGATAAATTTTTTATAGAAGATACATTTCATGGAGCAATTCAAGATGATATATCTCCATATGAAGTATTTAATCAAGAAGGATGGGATATGCACAAACTCTGGATTTATCATCCTGAAGGCAATATCAAACGCTCTTATCACTTAGATGGTCGTCAAGGAACAAGAAAGTATACTTCTGATGACGTAACTTGGGGGTATAAAGAATGAGACTAGGAATCATAGCAAGATCAGACAATACTGGCCTTGGTAATCAGACTAGAGAGTTAGTTAATATGCTTAGTCCTGATAAGATTCTTTTAATTGACTCTACCCAGTTTAATAACAACAAACAGCATCCAGAGTGGTATGACCGATACAGTTGTATTAAGACACAGGGTTTTCCATCTGTTCAACAGATGAAAATGTTTTTAGGAGATGTAGATGTTGTATTAAGTTGTGAAACTTTTTATGATCAAAATTTTGTAAGGTTTGCAAATAGACGCGGAGTAAAAACCATTCTTCAGTATAACTATGAATTGTTTGGTCACTTAGCAAACCCAGAACTACCCTTACCAAACGTCCTGCTATCTCCCAGTTTATGGCAAATTGAAACAATTCAAAGCATGTTTGGAGATAGAACAAAGGTCATTCATCTTCCACCTCCAACTACTCCTGAGTTATTTACAACTGCAAAAAATAATAACATCTCTAAATCACACAATAGACTATTACACATTGCTGGAAAGAAAGCAGCCAAAGATAGAAATGGTACCGAAACCGTAATAAATATGCTAAAGCACTCTAAAGCAGATTATGAATTAGTTATTAGAAGTCAAAGTGAAATAGTTACTAACGTAACAGACTCAAGACTAAAGATTGAAATTGGTAACCCAGAAAACAGAGAAGACATGTATAACGGCTTTGATGCTATGGTATTACCAAGACGATATGCAGGACTATGTTTACCAATGAATGAGGCTTTGCTTTCTGGTCTTCCCGTTTTTATGACAAATGTTTCACCTAATAATCAGATCTTGCCACAAGATTGGTTAGTTGAATCAGACTCTATAGGAACAATTAGAACAAAGGTTAGAATTAATTTGTTTGAAGCAAACAATGTTTTGTTAGCGCAAACAATTGACAAGTATATGTCTATCAATGATAAAACTAACTATAAGCAACAAGCCTATGATTTAGGATTTAATAACTTTGCACCAACAATATTAAAAAATAAATACCTAGAACTTATTGCTCAAATTTAGTTTTTTTATCAAACTTAAACTTAAGTATTTTATTAAATATACTATTAAATGAACTATCTGCACTAGATAAATAGGTGTGATTATCTATGTTTAAATTATAAGATTTAAGAACTAATGGTCCAGAATTGTAAACCTTGACGTCTTCCATTTGTGTGCCACCGACATTAAACTTGTTTCCGTATATTGATCTCCATAAAAATTGATCTAAAAGTTCTAACACTATCTTTAATTTTTCTTTTTCCATAATCATTGGGACATGAAGTTCATAGTCTAAAGGGTTTTCAAATCCCAATGCTTTAAGTTTTTTATATGTGCCTGAAAGTTTTCTAGTATACTGAGAGTTGCCATTTAATTTTTGATACAGGTTTATTTTATCTAATAAAAAACCACTATGAAAATTCTCTATTTTTTCTATTTTTTTAATAATATAAAAGTCATCATTCATTAAGATAAAAGATTCTGATATTTCTTGTGAAAAACAAATTGTTTGTAAATTTTTTACAGCATTTTTATATTTTGATTCTTTTTGTTCTACTTTTATATAGTTTCCTATATACCAGTCATGCTTACCACCAACAAGCCATATGTTTGCTTCTGGAAAACTTTCAATGACAGATCTAATGGAATATTTTAATTCTTCATTAATGCCTTCTTTACAAATATAAACAAAGTCCATTTAATTAATTTATAAAAAATGGTTTATAAAAATCTTTAATATCTACCATCTTGTTAATTCCTTCCATGTGTTTTTTAAAGTATGAGTCTCTAACTTCTCCTTGATACTGAACAACTAAGTTATCTCCTGTAAGTTGTGCATAATACAATAATTCTTCAACTCTAAATACAGATTGATTTGAATTTATTTTTATATATCTTAGCAATCTATGCCAATATTCTGTATCTGCTCCAAACTTAGAATTATCAAAATAACCTAATATATTAAAAGTCTTTTTACTAAAAAATGCATGAGCATGATTTGGCATTGTCTTTCCTAATTCCCAAAGCCAACTTGGTGGCATGCCTCCAATCCTTAACTCAAAATCTTCTACTCCTAGAATACTCTCATTTTCTAAAATATTGATCATTTTTTCAAATCTTGTTGAATCAGAAAAGTCATCTGCATCGTGAATGGTGTATACATCAAAATTTTCTTTTTCTAATAACTGCAATCCAGTATTTCTAGAATAGTAAGCACCCATATTTTTATCATTATGAATTAACCTAACTCTAGAATTTGATAAGTATTTTTCTATTTTATTTAAAGAATTATCTGTTGAACAATCGTTAACTACGCACAGTTCAAAATTTTTAAAGGTTTGATTAAGTATGCTATTGATTGCTCTTTCAACATACAATTCATCGTTATATAGTGGCATAACAACTAATAATTTTTTCATAATAACCCCTTAATTAAAAAATGGGCCCAGAATAATACTAGACCCATTTTCTATAATTAAACTACTTTTTCTTAGCAGCCTTTTTCTTTGGTGCACTCTTAGCAGGTACAATCTTGCTAAGTGCATCTGAAACAGCACCAGTATTTGGCAATACACCAAACGCCTTATCATTAGGATTAAGTGCTCTCAATGCAACGGGCGCTAAAGCAGCAACTAGTGCAGCCCATAGATCCTTTGGATCTGTTACGCCAGCCATGTAAAGTGCAATTACTGAACCAAGAACAGATCGTCCATATGATGCCAGCATTGCCTTTGTCTTATCATTTAATAGGTTATTCATTATTCCTCCTAGGATATAACTTTTGTTATTGTTGTAAAACCAATCCATAGACCAATAATTCCTGCGACTCCCGCAAAAACTGGTGGTGCTGGGACTGGTAATTTGAATGCAGCAAATACAATACCACATCCAAAACCTGTAATAGTTGATAATAGAATCTCTCTCATATTATCTTTTTTCTTGATTTGTTTCTGGTAAAAGGGCTAAAAGTTTTTCAGAATAGTTATCCAAACCTTTTATCCTTAATTCATCTGAAACCTCTTTAATGGTTTGCTGTGACTTTTCAATGTACTCAAAAGCCCAATCTCTTGAATCAGAGAGAAACTTTATAAAGTTTTCTTTATGTATTGTATCGTCAGACATACTGATGCCGTTGTTTACTTGGGAGTTTAACTCTTCAAGTGCCCTGGTTTTTATAAAAAGTTCAGCAAGCAATAGGTTGGACTTTTTTAGTTTATCAAAGGTAGCCCAATAGGATAGTCCAAAGGAAAAAGACAGGGTAGCAAAAAATATCAAAAGCATCATTTCCATAATATCTATTGTACTCTATCCCTAATGGCGTGAGTTGTCCAATAGTATAAAC